GCAGAAACAAGCAGTCCCTGTGGAACCTTTAAACACATCTGGCCCCGGTGGGATGCTTACCTCGGCGAGGGAGGAATCATCAGCGGGGCCGTCTCAGCAGGTGGATACTGTGGTTGTGAACAGGGAAGAGAAGGCATCTGGCGGCGGCATCGGCACAGGGTTGGATGTGCAGCTTGGGGGAAGCATAGAATCCGGGCTGAAGGCCTCTGTGGTCAATGTCACTATCAAGACACAAGTGGACAACACTGCCGCTTCATACAACGCGCCTGCGCATGCACCCTCATCGAAGTCTTCGGAGGGCAGTATACTAGAGATAGCGGAGGCTACGTTTGTGGATCCAAGAGCTGGAGAAGATGGTACAACGGGTTAGACACGGGTGTGAAAGCCGCTTACATGGTTTTGTGTCAACCAGGAGCTGCAGGCGTGGAACATTATAGGAGGGTGTTGAGCAAGGTAGTGGTCGATGTTACTGTGGAAGAAGTGGAGTCTTTCAGCGGTGTGCCCGCGAAGGATGGAATAATAGATGGCTGGTGGTATCCCAGTGGAGTAAAACGCCATGGGCCACGCGTGCGGAATCTTCATCTAGGCGGCACTCCAATAGCTATGACTTTGAGAATGGTGGCAGGGTTGCTTCCACAGGATGATCAAGTGTGGGATTTAGTCGGTGCATCGCTAGATAGTATGGAGTATGAGTTAGCTGGTTTCTGTTTGTGGTATACTGCACTGGATGATTCACTAAAAAAGGAAATGATCTCTGCTGGTTGGTTCCATGTTCCCTTAGACAAGTGGGTGCAGGTACTCAAACCCAAAACTGATCTGGTGCGTCGTGCAGGAATGTTCGGTTCTGTGAAGACAGATAAGGTGTATCAACTGAGGAAATTATTTAACGTGACTTTCCGGCGCGATAATGAAGCTGACTGGGACAAGGAGAAGTTCAATCGCTGCAATAAGAGCTACGGTAAATTGTTGCTCAGTGGGAAAAGCTACATCAAAGCGTTTTATGAGAAGGCGTTGAAGTTTGAGAAGCTGGTGGCGGAAGGGATAGCTTCCAGGGGTGATTCGAAGAGTGCAAAAGAATGGTATGCTAGGAGACATCATCACATGCCCGGTGGTAGTACATCGGTTGGAGGTTGGTTGCGTCGGCTGATGCAGGAAGATGAGCGCATGGGGAAAAATGATAGGCCTGGTAAGAAGAGTGCATTTGAAGCACTGACTTTCGAGGCGTACGAGTTGGCGGTATCAGTTCCACCGATAAATGTTGCTAGGGCAAGTACTAAGCACGAACCAGCGGATAAGAGGAGGGCACTGCTGGCTGCTAATGAGGTGCCTTATTTGATATCAG